CTGGTTGCTACTTCCGGGTATGCTGCCGCCACCCTTTCCTCCAGTCGTCATACCTCTTCCTCCGTTGCCACCCTTGATCTGGCCTCCAGGTTTTGGGTTTCCCGGCATCCCGCCACTCCCCCCCATCCCCCCTGGACCTTTCGTTTTTGGCGGGGGTGGGCCGCGGGCGTTGGATTGTTGGCCTCTGCGACGCAATGAGGTTTTTGACGCTGTACACCGCCTCCACTGCCACGTCATCGTGCTCTTCGGACTCCAGTTCCGTTTGAGTTCGCTTGACGTAGCAGACATCCTTGCGCTCATGCTATCGCCTGCTTTGTTGATTTGTCTCAACGAACGCCAGGTTGCTGCTGTCAAAGCTAAGGTCCGTAAGGATCTTCGCTCTGTGCCTGGTTTGTCTGCTGTTGGTCCAGGTGTCCCACCTCCTACTGCTCCCACACTTGTCTCAGTTACTGACGACGTTGTGGTCCCTGCGGTTGTGGACACGGTGGTGTACGGCTGTGAGGATCTTCCTGTGGGCGGATATTGTCGCACGATTTTGTCACGTGCGCCTTATTCCGCGGGTAGGTTTTATGCTCTCCAGACTTTGCTCCCCGGTGGTTATACCACTAGGGCTGAAGAGCTTGAAGGCTTTACGGTTGAGTACTCAGGGGATTATGCTTTATTCCATACGGCCAATGGCTTGCGCATTCGTGCGCCTTGCCTTGCTCCGACGGCTCTTCTTGTGCGTGACGGCAATGCGCTTGAGAACCTTCGCGACCGTATCGTTGTGGCTATTCGATTGGTTCGCTCACTGGGGCACCAGACCCTCCAAATTGGTAGGGCCTGGTATAGTGATGCGTTCCTAGCTTCGGTCATTGTGCTATCTCGCTTTTTTAGCGTGCGCACTGCTGTAATTGCCGGCCTTACGGGGCGGGCATTGGTCCTTGCAGCTCATCGCGTACTCCGACCACCCACCTTGGCCCATCGAACCAAGAATCTGAGCTGCCACTTCGGCCTTTGGCTGGATCGTGGCTATGAAGAACGCCCTCTTGCGAGCGTATCGCAATTTGTGCAGGACCCTCTAATGGCCCCGTATTTCAGGCGCTTTGCACCAGCGCCTGCTTTATTGGTTCCATTTATACGCAGACTTTTGCCGCCGGTTATTGTAATAGAAGCCGCATACATGCCGGTTAATCCCAGGGAAGTCTTTCCGCAATGCAGGATTATTCGTGTTGACACCGATCCTTTTTTCCTGCTCGTGAATTACTTCCGTCGGACTTGGCAAATAGTCCAGAGTCTTTCCTACGGTCGTCCGGTTCGGTCCCTGCTCCGTGCTAAAACCATTGCCGATGCCACCAGTGTTGATACCACGGGTGACTTTCGGTGGTCCAGGGCCTTACTTTATTCCGTAGTGACGTTCCCCGTCCTCCCACTCGTGTTTGCTGTACGACAGTTCTTCTACAACGTCGTTTCAGGTGCCGGGTTGACGCATTATTTTTCTTGCGTCCCTGACCAGATAGTGGATAGGATGGGTGACGTGACTCTTTCTCCAGGGGTAAATTTCATTTTGGCAGCCCCGTGCTCAGGAAAAACCGCATTCCTGAACGTTTTGCCCTCCGCTCTGGTCACACCATTTCAATGTGACGAGGAAATCGCTACTGTCCAGCCACCCTTTCTTGGCTTAATCCCGGTCTCACCGCTGGGGCAATTGCGAGTTGATTTCTTTCGTTCATACGTTGCTATGTTGCTTGATCTTCGCCGCCGTGTTAACCAGCCGTTGCGCCACAGTACCATTTCAGCGCGTCCGGCTAGCACTGTAGTGGATCTTTCGTCGACGGCTTTTCCCGGCCTCCGAGATCCAGTTCCCTGCGCTACTATTCAGCGCGCAGTGTGTGCCGCAGTTAACACGTCCGGCTCAAGCCTGGCCGCTTACACTGTTTCTTCCATGATCGCCAATCTTTTGGATAGCGAAGTGGTTTTGCAGTCTCCTGCGGTCACTACCAAAGCCCTGGAGCAATATGTGTTTGATTGCAAAGACTCGGCTGATTCGGCGGTCCTTCAGGCTGCCCGTAATCGCCGGCGTCTTCGCAATGAAAGCTGAAAACTCCCGGTGGGTTTGGATGGAGTGTCTGATGTCTCTGATTGTGCCTATTTTGTAGAGGCCCACATCCAACCAAGCCTACCGTTCCTGCGTACTCTTTATCCTCCATCGTTGACAGCCATAGCGCTCAGACTGTCGACCCACCGCGATTTCGAAGTCGTCGTGCGGACCCTAAGGAGTCAATGCCAATTATGCCACACGCTTACTACTGTTTGCCAAACCAATACTCGGATCTTGTGCAATGCGTGTGTGCGTACTCTTCCTCTTTCCAGCCCCTTCGTGCTAGCGAAGGGTGTTACACTGGAGTACAACGCCCGTTATGCTAGGTCACTACGTTATCGTGATCATTTTATACAGCATTTGGGTTTGATTGTACCTAGCCAGTTGATGACGGCTTACAATGTAGATCCTGAGAGTGAATTTCTGGCTTTGTGTTCTAGGGCGCTAGTATACAATGAACTGCCAGATCCAATCGAAGTCGCCAAGTTTCAAACTTGGTTGGACTCCGTCCACTCTACTCTGCACCCGCATTATCCCCAGGACATTCAGCCCAGTAAATTTTCGGACTGGGCAACCTCATCAAACTGCACCGCTACAGTTATTCGAGACTGTAAGGAGGCTTATTCTCGCCTACAAGAGACTAAACCGACCCAACGCTTAGCAAAAAAATATTCGGTCTTCAAGCTTTTCTCAAAATGGGAAAAAGCTATGAAGACTAGTCCGGTTGGTCCGTGTCTTAATAATAAACCACGGGCCATCCAAGCTTGCGGGCCGGCTGCCACCGTGTTCACCGGGACTATGTTTCACCCGATGCAGCATTACTTCCACGAAACTTGGCGAGGCAAATTCAATATCTGTTTCGCTGCCGGTAAATCCGCCGAGGAGCTCTCTCAATGGCTTGATGACCATCTAGAGGGAAAATCGTCTTATTGGGAAGATGATTTTTCTTTGTTTGACTCCACGGTCTCTAAGGACATGCAATTGGTTGCCCTTCGTCAATATATGAAAGCAAAAATGCATCTCAACTCTCCTTGGGGTTGGGCAATTCGCAATGCTCAAATTGACGCTAGTGGCTTCACCCGGTATGGTTGGAAGTATTCTATCTCAGGTACAGTTCGTTCCGGGGTGGCAGACACCTGTTTGACTAATTCAATTCTCAACGCGTATGTGCACCTTTATGGTTTGCACACGTTAAATCCCTCTTTCACGTTTCATGAGTTGCTTTCTCGTGTTGCTATGATGATAATGGGGGATGATAATCTATTGATGGTTGAGGATTGCATTAAAGTTGTCGGGCTCGAGGATGAAATTCGGAAGTTGGGGTTTTTGCCCAAGCTTCATCGAGTTAGGACGCCCGAAGAACTCGTGTTTTTGAACATGCGACCGTATCCTATGGATGACGGTCGCCACCGTTTTGGGCCGAAAGTTGGGCGGATTTTGGCGCGTCTTGGTACCTCAACCACGGACCAAAAACTCCACTCCGCCTACCTTCATGGCTGTTTTAAGGCGTTTCAAGCCTCTACATCTCA